AACTAGATTGCCTGTCTGCGCGAGAACAAAAGTGATGATTGGCTGGCAGATATAGGACCAAGCAAGGGAGACCCCGCAAGCCCAACCCACGAAGGGCCGCCACCCGGCGACGAACACAGAGCGATGCGCCGCTTCAGTCTTGTTTATTTCAAGCTGTGCGAGATCAATCTTGGCAAGATGCTCCGTCAGTTGAGCCTCAATCTTGCGCTCCGCTTCGGCGCGCTTCTTTGGGTCTTCCGGCAGGAAGGAACCCACCACATCTTTGACCAGCGGCAGTACCGCCGGGAGCAATGCACCAATCATTTTGAATCTCTAAATTGTTTGAGGTGATCTACCTCGACGCGCAGACGTTCGGCTTCGCGCGCTCGACGCTCCATGTTCGCCGGGTCGAGCATTGACGATAGAACGCCCATGCGCTGCGTCAACGTCTCAACTTGCGTATGCACCCGGTCAATGCGCGTGTCCATCTTTCGCAGTCTAGCCTCAACGTCCTTCAGCGTTTCCATGATCGCTTTCACTTGATACCTGACGACGGCAAACGCACCCGCCAGACTGGCGAGTGTAGAACCCAGACTTATGAGCAGCTTATAGTCGTCCATGTTAGCGCGACCTGTTGCGCCACCATTCGTGGATACGTATGCAAGTCCACACGATACTGATCGCCGCAGCGATAGGCGGCAACCATTCGGCCAACGTGCCGATCACAAGCGCGAGGGAAGCCGCGTCAACCAAGTCTTTGTGAAAGTCCATTACGCGGCCTCGCCCACTTTAATTTTGCCCACCATGCTAGGCGCGGTACACCATTGCCCGTTTTGCTGGAACCACACCGTCCATGTGTCGCGTGACAAATACATACGCATGGGGACACCACCGTTCGTCTCTAGTTCAAGCGCAAGTTCCTCGCCCGCTTTTCTGGACGCCTCGTCTGCCTCTGCCACATCTGACACGCAAGCAAGCTGTTGTGCGGAAAGCGGTGTTGCGAGCAGACACGCGGCGATGACGAGCGCGCCACGCATTACGGCTTTGTAGGCCAGACTGGGTTGGCAGCGTCTGTCGTGTTCGCGGGTAGGTCGCGCAATGCCTGTCGGTAAGCCGACTGTGCGTCGCTCATAGCTGGGCTGTCGGGCAGCGCCCACCAGTCTGTCTCGCCAAGAAGCCGGTCACGCTCGGCGCGGAGTGCGGCCCACGGCTCGTCCGCCGTGAGGCGCACGACTTCCGCGTCGATCTCAGCGTCGGTGGGCTGGTTGATGTCGTCGCTATCCCACCTAATCGTGTCGCCGCTAACCACCCACTCAGCCGTGGGCGCGAGACTGCGGAGAGCGTCTGCTTTGCTTGCCATAATTATGCTCCGATCTCTATCAGCGTTATCACGCTAGTCGCATTGCCGCTGGCATCATTACGCTGTGCTTGCACCGTACCGCTTTGGTCGATGCGCTTGAACTGCGTCTTGTAGGTCGTTGATGCAGTCGTGCTTGGGCTGTCCAAATACGGCAAATAGTGGGTGCCACTTTGGTTCTCGACATTGGAAATTTGGTTGAACTCAATCACCTGAGTAGAGCCGCGCACGATGTTCACCGCAGCGACTGCTCGCCCGCCAGCACTCGTAATCTGCTGCGCCGCAAGCACTAGGATTTTGCTGCTTGTAGCGGAAGGTGTAATGCTCGCGCTCAAGTTGGTGTCAGCGTATGAACTGCTTGTGCTGGTCGCTTGGGTCGATGTGCTTGCCTGAACCACCTGAAGCACCTTGCCGCCACCAACGTCTTGGAATGTCGGGGCAGAACCAGAACCGTTTGAGGTCAGCACCTGACCGCTCGTGCCAGTCGCCGTAACGCCTAGCGCGCTGGTTCCGTTTCCGTATAGAACGCCATTCGCGGTAAACGTGCCCGCGCCCGTGCCGCCCTGCGCTACACTCAGATCAGTCGTTAGTCCGGTCAGCGCGGTGATGTCGCTGTTTGATCCAGACGCGGCAGCACCAAGATTAGACCGCGCAGTAGCTGCGTCAGACGCACCCGTGCCGCCATCTGCTACGGCAAGGTCTGTCGTCAGGGTCAGCGAGCCAGCCGCAACAGCGCCCGCGTCGCTAATTGTAACCGTGCTGTTCTGCACTAGCTGACCGCTGGTCGTGTCCCATCGCACGGCTGCATTGTCTGTTACCGACGCACCCGGCCCCGATACATCGCCCGACCCAACACCATCAGCGCCCTTATCACCCGCGCGGGTGAAGCCGATAAACGTATCCTCTGCGTTGGAGAACGTGCCGGATGACGCAACATGCGTAACCGCAATCTGGAACCAGCCCGTGTTGTCGGTCAGCCCCGTGATGTTGAATGTCGCAACATCGCCGCCGCCTGTGCGGAACACCAGCGTACCCTTGACCGTGTTCGTGCTGTCGTCAAACAGCGCGATGTAAGCGGACTGGTCAACACCGTTGGCGTCCAGATCGTCAATCGCAATGGCTGTAACGCTGGCGACCGTGGCGTTGTTGAAGCGCACGTTGCCGCTGCCGGGGTCGGCCATCGTCGTCGTGGTCGAGAAGTTGTAGCCAATGACTTGCGCCGCGACAGACGATACGTCGCCGCTGATACCGGCCACGGTCGTTACGTCGCTACTGATACCAGCAACGGTCGTCACGTTAGAACTGATGCCCGCAACCGTGCCAATGTCTGTGCCATCTGCCGCAACGGTCGTCACATCGCTGGAGATTCCGGCGACCGTCGTGACGTTGCTGCTGATACCGGCGACCGTGTTGATGTTTGATGCGTTACCAGCAACAGATGTCACGTTGCTGCTGATACCAGCGACAGTCGTGACGTTTGACGAAATGCCTGCGACCGTAGAGACGTTGCTGCTAATGCCTGCGACAGTCTGAATGGCGTCCGTCGCGTCGGTGCCGTCCTCGATGTCCGCAAGCGTGGCGATGTCAGTCGTGACGGCGGCAAGCGTTGTTACATCGTCAGACGACGCGCCCGCTTCCGGGTTGCCGGTCGTGGTGTTGAACGCCAGATACTTGCCCTTGCGCGAGTCCTTCGCGGGGAGCGTCATGTTGATGGACGCCGGGTCTGTAACCGGAGCGGTTAGCGCGCGATCCGAAAGCTCCAGCAGTTGCTGGTCAAAGATCGTGAGAGCGTCAAGCTGCTCGTTAATGGCAGAGGCGCGGAAGTCACCAGCCGTCACAAAGTCCGTGGTGCGCTCAATGTCCCGCGACCCAACGATAATGATCTGGTCGTCTGCATCCGGCGTGGTCGGGACGTTCGTGCCCGTCACGATGGTAACGCTACCCGTGCCGTTCGCGTTGATTGTCACCGTGTAGTCGGTCGTGAGCGTCAGCAGCGTCGTGTTGAAATATACGTCAATGTCCGTCTGAACCAATACTTCAAACGAGAAGGCGTACGGCCCTAGACCGGCTGACCCGGTATAGACAACACGCCGCGTTACTGCGTTAATGTTATAGTTTGCCATTAGCTTGCCTCACATCTGCGGGATTCTACCCCCATAAGGTGTAAATTTCTATCGTCTGATTTCTGCCGCGATTTCGCCTAGATTTCCAACGCCTGCCGCACCAATGTCCGGCGCACGAGACGGCGTGGGCTTGCCGGGACGCCACCAATACTTTTGCCCTCGTTCTCGACGCATCTTGTTTTCAAGCCTGCGGAATTTGCGCCCTGCATCTGGGTCAGCCATCTTGCGAAGGTTGTCAAAGATGATGCGCTGCATAGCTAGGCGCGCATAGAATGTTGAGCCGCCGGGTAAATACCTCTCCGCAAACCGTATTGCCTCTGGCCCAATGTCTGTGTCTTCGCCCTGCACTGCCTGCATGACATTCCCAACGGTAAGATCAAGAACATCACCAGCCAAACCAATACGAGGCCCGGCCACCGTTTCGGCAAGACCGCGATCAAACCTATTTCTGTTGGAGAACAAGAAGTCGCCAAGGATACCCATGCCGCCGCCAGCAAGAAAAGCGGCACCCCAAAATTCCATGTTAGGAGCGCCATCTTCGTCAAACATTTCTAGCGGGTCACGACCTTTTGAAATCTCTCGCATCTGAACAGAGAAGCCAGCGAAGATTGTGGCGGTCGCCATAAACTCCACCCCGTAACCAACGCGGTCTAAGGTAGACGCCTCAAGGTGACGAATCTGACGCAAATTGTTGGTCATGATCGTCACGGGAAAATTCTTGAACTGCCCCGCAGATCGCACCAGTTCGCCCATGGCTGTACCGCGTCGCGCTCCTGCGGTCAGGAAAGCTCTTGACTCAAGGGATGCAACAGGAACAGAAAGGTCAACCTGCTTCTGAAGCATCTCCATATATTTGTATGCGACCGTCTCATCTACGTCGAACACATCAACCGGGCGCAGAAACGGAACCTTCTTGTGCCTATGCAGCTTTGTGCCGCGAATCTTGTCCCAATCAGCGGCATCAATGCCGTACTGGGAAAGCAGGCGCTGGTTCTTGCTGGGCAGTTGGTCAAACGTCTTGCCAACATTATCCGCAAAGAAGCCCATGTATTCCATGCCAACTGCCCACCGTGACGCTTGCGTCCACGGAGAGAGCAACGAGATGTTCATCGTCGCGTCAGAAATAAGGCGCGTCATACGCGGGCCGAGAATGTCGCCTATATACCTAGACTGCCCAAAGGCAACGGAAGACCAACTTTCAGCAATAAGCCCCGCTCGGAGAAATTCCTGCTTCGTTGCCTTGCTAGCCACCATTGTCTTCAGCATGTTAGCCATCATACGAGACTGCGGCAGTCCGGCTATGCGCGATGTAACGCGCGCTGTCCCCATGTCACCAAGAATGGCGAGCAACGATGTCGAGCCAAGTAGCGCAGCGTTAAGCAATTCGCCTAGTCCAGAGAAACCTGTAGCCATTAGCTGATTGTCTGGAGACAAGGCGGTGCCGGTGTAGATGCCGTAGAT